TTAAAGGTTTGATTACTGAAGGGTTTTGTTGACTTATGGTTACCGATCTTATATTATGCATATATAAAACTTTCGCCTCCTTTGGTTGATTTTGATTTTGATTTTGATTTTGATTTTGATTTTGATTCGAGGGGCATTTGTTTTCCTTTAAATACTCGAACTAGAACTTTGAGCGGGACCGGAACGAGTGTTAGTAAAATTACAATACGTAGATAGCAATATAACCTAGGTGAAAGGATAAGTCTAGACACCTAGGTATTCCTGTCTAATCGTATTAAGATAGTCTCTGTTTGATGAGTGATGTTGTCGACGGTAACTATAAAAATTTGGCTCTAGCAGCAATGTTAGGGTCATTTTTTTGCCTGTCCTCCGAAGTCACCTAGGCGTAGGAGGGGGTATGTTAGGCATTATTTATTATCTTATTCGATATCCATTATTTGGTGGCTCACACTTTACATTCTCTATCAAGCATGGCTTGCAATAAATAGCAAATTCATCAATCCTTACTTCTTCTTTATTAGTCCAAGCCGCCCAAACTTCTTCGTTGAGTGAAAACTGTTTTTTGCAATGAGAGCATACTTCTTCTTGCTTAGACATCAAAATCCCTCACCTTTAACTTCCACATCACAGGCCAAGCTTGTGCAGTATTAAATCTTACCAATGGCTCTGATCTAGCAATAACGCCTTCCAAGATATAATTATTATCATTGTAGAAGCCACGAGGTTTCGATTTAACGAACGATATGACCTCATCCATTGTCATCACACCAAGGTCATGCGGCTCCTCAAGGCCAATGGTTTCTGCTATATGTTTAAGCTCTTCTCTGGTTGCCCATCTCTGGCTTATATAAGCATCAAAGAGGATAAAGGCTGGATCCGGTCTATAGATGCCGCCGGTCTGTATGCCTGCACCAAATCCTTCACCGAACAAGATTCCATCTCCAAAGCCCAGCTTATCTAATTCTGTGCTTAGATTGCGCTCATAAATCCAGGTAATGAGCTTTTTGGGTATTTCAGCGTAATCAGTACGCCCTTTAATTTCAATCTTATAGTCTGGATAGTATCTGGGGGGTATCGTGGCCACCATTGTGCCGCCAGTACTTCTGAAATAGATTCTAATATTAGTCCCATCTATCTTTTCCTGTACCCGCCACATCTTGTTACCAGCAAACTCTGGGCAGGCATAATCACCTTCGATAACCTTGTTTGTTGAAGCATCCCTCTTCCATAAAGAGTTAATTTTGGGATATTCCATTATTCCCTTTCTTAGGCATTGCGACCCCACTTAGCATAGTTAGCTTTAAATTCTTCAACATCCTTCTTGCTATAAATCATTGTCTTTATCCCATGATCGCTTCTTATTGGCTTTAGTCTATCCTTTACCAACCAATACCTTAGCGTACCCTCTGTTATTGCTAGCTCTTTCATGACATCAAAGGCCGACATCTCAGTTAAGATATCATAGGGCTGCTGCACCTTAACTGTAGCCCTACGCATCGCCTGACCCAACTTAAGATCAACCTCGCCAATTGGCATAACCCTAGCCCTATCCAAATCTTCACGAAGATACAGGAAGAATCCATTTGCTGGGTTCTTGTAGTACTTTATCAACCCCTTGCGTGACCATGTCTTCAGGGTCAATTTTGAGATCCCAAGATACTTGCATGCTAACCCAGCACCTATATACTCACCAAACTTTGCATTTCCCATTTACATCTCTTTCAATGTTTAATTTATTACATGTATATAGTTACTTTATATCTTTCTTATAGCAATGTCAATTTTATATTGACTTTATGTATAGCCTTGTATATTATAACCACAGTTGTGATATGAATGTTTTATTATTAGGAGCTCAAGATGAAAGATATTAAGCACGGCAAGGGCTGTAGATATAGCCTAGCTGACGGGCCAGATGATTTCTGTAAAGATTGTGATTGTGAATTAAATTACGAAGAGGGTATTAAAATGACTATAGAAGAGCGATATAACGAGTTAGCTAGTGATACACTTAAAGAATTTAAAGAGTTAATGAATCGGGCAATCTCTGCTCCAAATCCTAAAATTATTTTTTTAGAGATGGATAGGTTGTGTCTATTGGCTCCTGACGCCTTCAAGATCTTAAACAACCAGAACTCAATGATAGGTAATATAATGTACCAATTAAACGAATTTAGTGAGGCGCATGAAAAATTGGAGAAGAAGAAGGATTATTTGCTTCATGTTTTAGGAGAATTTATTGATTATCGAAAAGAGGGCAAGTAATGCTAGGTTATATCATTTGTTTTATCTTGGTGTTTATTCTTATAGGCGCATTAACAAATTAAGGAGTAAGTATGGCAAAAAAAGTAATAAAAAAAACTAGCCTTGATAGCGTAGATCTAGCTAACGATTTTAGGTTTATAAGGGTATCTGAGATAGATCCTGAGTGTATTACGCAAAAGTGTAAGCGTGATAAAGAGTATGCCGAGAATATAAAGAAAATTAGTGGCGTCAATGAAGCCTTTTTAGGGCCAGATAGTATTAATATTGCCTCAGGGTATTATGCAGTATCTACAGATGCAACTAATCTTTCAAGAATAGCGGTAGCACTAGAGGCATTGGTTGATAAGGTTGAGGTACTGGCCATGATTGCAAGTTGTGACCATAAACCTAACCACATCTACCGTCCTTGTAGTAACTGTGGCATAAAGATAATAAGGCCAGAAATAGCGCAGGGAAATAATGGAAAATAACCAAGAACACACGAGTGTGGAAATTATAGACATTAAAGGAAATATCTGATGGAAAATAGAAATTACGCATTAGTATTAGCTTTACAGAATCTTGAAGAAGCTGTCACGCCAATCTTAAATGTATTAAATAATTATTCTATCGACATCAAGACTATAGAAAATAAATTATCAATGCTTGGCATTAGAAAAACTATCAGGTATCAATTAAAGGAATCTCCGCTACATGATGAGTTTAAAGATGGCGAAAGATGGTATTTGGAATGGGGTAAACCTGAAGGCAAAGATGATTATCGTATTCTAGTTATACATCATAGTGGCAACTTGATTACAGCGAAGCCTCTAATTGAATCTAAGAGAGAAGTTAGGCTTCTTTGTTGTCCGCATCTCGCCCTATTCATCGAGTCCATGAATTTACTCATAAAAGATAGGATATCCAATGGAAAATAACCAAGAACACACGAGTGTTGAAATCATAGACATTCTAGCCCGTGAAGGCTTAAAAAAGGTCAACTCTGACAACTTTGCTCTAAATAGCAAGTTAAACTTCCTGGGTGCAGATATGGAGAGATTACGAGAAGTGTCTAGGGAGGCAACTCAATCCCCAGAACAAGACAAGCTCATGGAAGCATTAAGCTTAGCCAAGGCTGAAATGTGTAGCGGAGATATAGAAAGATCAGGGTATATACAGAATCGTGGCTCATACGCGAACCTTGATGATATTAGAACGTTTGTAGATCCAATATTGTCCAAGCATGGGTTAAGTTTTAGACTTGAGCCCATTGAAGTGGAAGATAAAGATTTTCTCAAGACTGTATTGGGCCACAAGTCGGGTCAATGGTATTCATCAATGGCGCGTCTTAAGGTTGATCTAAGCAAGGGAAGCAATGCCCTTCAAGCTTACGGCTCAGCTTTAACATCAATGAAACGTTACATTTATGGTACATTTTTTATGTTGCATACTGGTGGAGATAAAGATTAATAATGATTAAGTATTATTTCGCTTTTGGCATCACATCGCTTTTAACTTTTATAGCCTTAATAACCAACGCGATTAACTTGTTTGTTGCCATAACTGTTATTAGTATTGTAGGCATTATATTGGCAGTAAAGACAGTTAACCTAAGGGAGTAATCTCATGGAGACGCGTCTCATGGAGAGTATTAAATTTGATTCAGGCACATTTGATCTTGTAAGAGAACTTGATACCTGCATAAAACAGGCAGCCAAAGAACTTAACGCTACAGCATGGATAGACAGATATAGTTCCTTGGAGACTAAAGACCTTGATCTTGCCATGTCTAAGGCACAAGGTGAATATCCTAAGTTATTTTACAATAGAACAGCTGCTTATTTCCAAAAAGAGTACAGCGATCTTAATCTTATCTGTTCTAGCATCTTACCAGTACTTTCTAAGTTTGAATTAACCTTAGACCAGTACACGGAGCTCTCACCTGATGGCATGATAGTCCTACATACCAAGATTAAACATTCTAGTGGTCAATGGTCAGAGAGTAGGGCAAGGATTATACCCCCAAAGAATGATCCTATTTGCCTAACATCAACCATTAACCAAGTTAAAAGAGAACAACTCATGACTAAGCTTGGAGTAACTATCGCTGATGACCCACTTGATGATAACGCTGAAATACAGCTAGCTGATGACAGGCAGATCTTTGCTAAAGGTACACAGTCTCCAATGCTCTACAATCCTAGAGAGAGATCAACAGAATGTATTTCCAGGGATGAGTTAAATATGCTAGAAAAGGAGTTAGTGGAATGTCCCGATTTTGTAGAAGAGATTTTTAAGGGAGCCAATATTCAATCACTTGCGGATCTTCCTAAAAACAAATTTGATTACACACTCGATAAGATTAAGAAGATAAAGCTTATACGATCAGGCAAACGCATTTAGGAGACTCATGGAGAAAGCAATTATTGAACGATTCGTTAAACCCAACCGGCTAGATACAGCCCCTTATGGCACAGTATGCAAATTAGAGAATGATGGCAAAATAGAACATTGGATCCAAGTTGAACCTGTCCCAGAGAATGGCACAGCTGAATGGCTCCCTCTTGGTGAATTTATCATTGAGGCGCTACAAGGATGCGCTCTGCGCGAAGATTTTATCCTGGAGTGCCTACGCCTTTATGCAGATGATTCCTTGTTGCATGAGTCAAGTTTGATGCACATTATGGCAAAGCATATACCTGGAGAAAATGATGACAACGACGGTAAAGATAATTAGCTGTCTTTTATTGATTACAATGTTTGAGTCATGCTTACCATATAGATCAAATTCCAGAGCTAAGGAGTATCGGCGTGAACAATACAAGCGATGCGTGGAGCTTAGATACACTTGTTATATCCCAGTAAGTGAATATACTGAGTATGATGATTTCACTCCAGGTATCCTGTATTAAATATAGCAGCTTTAAAATCCTATCTCTGATTCATTTCACAACACTATTAAGTGTGGCATAAACCCCTCTTTTAACGGAGGGGTTTATGTTTGTCCAACTATGGACTAGGAGAAAAGAGAGTAGTAATGAATGTCTGTTGTTTTATTTTTATTTGAGGCCAGCCTCCCTCTCGCTTCGTGACTTATAACCTGGATGCTTAAAGACCAGTCTTGCGTACTCTTCTTTATTGGTTGGGATCATGGTTATGCCATGAGATTCCAGCTTAGAGTCCCACTCCTCCTTTAATTCTTTTAAAACAGCTTCGTATTTATGGGTAATTATATAATTTACTCTTCGCTTCAAATCCGTTTCCAGGTCATCTTCGGGGAAAGCATGTAAAAAAACTTTCTCCATGTCTGGGGTTAATTCCAATATGACTTCCTGAACCCCTTTATTGTTTTCAAATATAAATTTCATTTTTTTCCTTACGATATATAGTAACCGCCTAGTGTTGTATACAACGAACCTATTCCAATTGTCTTAGTCCCTAACTGAGTTGTTAATGAAAATCCAAAATATGCCGTGTCTCCGGTATACATCCTGACTATTTGTGTGAAGAAAAGCGTTTGATCATTAGCAGGTGATCCTCCTGGTGGATATGCAATAACAGGATTCATTAATTGGAAGTAAGTAGGACTACCTAAGTGATTTATTTGAATAATTACAGGGTCTACAACTGTTCTTACCATGGTTGATAATATATTATAAATATAAACCGTTACCTGGAAGAAATATACTCCATCCTTGGGTGCTGTAAAGTAAGCCCTAGTCCCAGCAGATCCTGGAAAGAAGTCGTTCCCTATGTCCCAACTCTCAGTAAATGCAGTTCCTAATCCTAATTGTACAGATGTACCATCACCAGTTGCATTTGGCATATTTGCTGACAACTTAGCCGAAAAAGCAATAGAAGCGGATGGGTCAGCTTCAAGGTTAATGGTTTTAAGGGTATCATTTGATGGAGTTATAGAAATAGTTCCTCCAGTGGATGTCAGTGTACCCCAAGTCCCATACTTTACACCAGCACCACTTTGTGTTGTATATAAAATTTGACCCAATGTCGAACCAGAGGTTGGTAAAATAGCGTCAGAGTATATTCTATCTGAGGCAGATAAAACAAATCTTGGCGTAGCGGTTGTATTAACAGCAGCAATATACGTATTAGCCGATCCTCCTGATCCAACAACATAATTTGTCCCTAGCCGCATTACATTGCTTTCTCCAGCAATACCCTGATTGTCTAGATAGCAGTTATTATCGCCAGTTGTAGTTATATTGTAACCAGCCCTATACCCAATAGCCACTGTGCTTGACGCGGTTGTAGCTCGAGATAAAGCTTCAGCTCCATAAATCGTGTTGGTCCCTGCCCCTGACGCCAATAAAGTTCCGGAATTATATCCCGCAGCAGTGTTTCTAGCGCTAGTACTGGTTAATGATTTTAACGAACCTTCCCCAAGACCAACGTTAAATGTTGACGTAGATGCAAGAGTTAAATTACCTGCTTCATGACCTAAAAAAGTATTCTCTCTATAGGAGTGCATAAACCTACTACCATTAATACTTATCCCCCCCGCTGTTCCAGCTGTATTGGTTGTCGGCAACAGAATCCAGTCGTTAAGATTAACTATGGGCACTGTAGGTGTACCCGTAATGGTTATATTTGTTGATCCTGCAACGCTTGTTACTCCACCTCCACCACCACCTCCTGCAGCACCAACCAACTTGCCATTTATATCAACAGTAACCCACTGTGCGCCTCCAAGGACAGTATCATATATCCCCGCTATGTAGCATGTGTTTTGCTGTGCATTACCTGTACCTTGTGTCCCTATCTTTACTGTATTTGATAGTGAAGCGTCACCATTATTCCCAATAAGAATATTGCTATTAGATCCTGAAGTACTTAATGTTGAGCCCGCCCCATATCCAAGACATGTGTTGTATGACAAATCCACCGCATTAGCCATACTATTGGCACCGCAGCTCGTATTGTTCTGACCAGACGTGTTTACCACTAAACTATTATACCCATAGCCCGAATTGCTTCCGCCAGAACTTGTACCATAACCCGAGTTCATGCCTGTAAAAGTGTTGTTGCTAGAAACCAGGGATACATTACCTGCTTGTTTTCCAATAAAAGTGTTATTTGTGCCAAAATTAGAAATCCATCTAACTCCGCCGAACCTTATCTCACCACCGCCAACGCCTGTAGTGTCTGGTAGAGATAGCGAACCTATAGTTGATACAAGGTCGCCTGTTGATGTTTCCACATTAGCTACTGCATGAAGATATCCAAGCAGGGATACATCATCTGTCACATTGACTTCTATGTCTCCCACCGTTCCTATAGTTGCTATATTTTTATTACCAGACACACCTACACCACCACCTACTGGAGTAGCGGGTACTCCCGTATTGCCATGTAAATGTGTTATGCCTCCGCCAGAACCTGCAACAATAAAATCTATCTTTGTTGGATCGGAGGCGTAATCAAACACTATATCTCCTGAGGTACAAAAGAGTGTCTTGTAGATAGGCGCAGCCCCAGTTACCCCAGATACCACCTGTCCCTCGATCCCCCTTGTAAGGTTAACGGTTACTGTATTAGCAACAGTTGCATCTGTCTCGATCAATTCACCGCCGGCTATTGTAATATCGCCCAGCAAAGGTAAAGCAGTACCAGCATCTGTGGTTAACTGTGTTAATGCAGCAACACCAGTAGCCTCAAGGTTCAATGAACCAGTTACTGCGTTATATGTGATATTTACTGAACCGCCCGAAGAAGTGAGAGGTTTAAACTCTGGCACATTGGCGGCGCCTTGAGCTGTCAGGATATAGCCTTCAGTATCGCTAATTCCTGCAAGAGTTCCAGTAGCATCAGTAATTAGAACTTTATTAGCTGTTACAGGTGATTTATATAAGCAACCATCTGCATCTACTATTACAACACCTGAAGGTGCTGCGGTTACTGTACCATTGTATATCCCTGCTACATAACATTTATCCTGTTCCCAGTCATTTACTGAACCCTGCGTCCCTATTCTTATTGTATGACTATCACCTACAACACCTGTATAAGAGCCTAGACATATGTTCCCGCTCTCGGTTGTCTGAAATACATCGCCAGCAGCATATCCTGCGCAAAAATTGTGATTTCCAGAAACCAGATCAGTCATTACTGAGCTACCTAGTCCAGTGTTACACCAGCCATCTACTATTGACTGCAAAACATTCTGGCCAACGGCAGTCATATCGGTACATGACCCTGTGTTTAAAGACAAGTTAGCAGCATTCTTACCAAGCATTGTATTGTTAGTGCCATAAGAGAATAGAAAGTTATTACCAGCAAGTGAGTACATGCCCTCTGTAGCAGAGTTATTTGTTGCTGGTTGATAGATAGACCTTTTAAGGGCTACCATCATATTATTGGCATCTATGTTCTTGGTGTATGTATTAATATAAAGAGGGTTGCCAAGATATGCCTCTCCACTAAGAACGCCAATATTGGCATTAGAATCTGGATAAGCGACTATCCCATCATCACTAATTAAGTTACCACCATTATCTGTCGTTGTAGCAGGGTAAAATTTAACCCAGTTAGCTTCTCTTATATTGGTTAGGGTGTTATATCCCTTTCCCACCAAAAGATAAACTGCATAGGTTGTTGGAATTGTTGTAGTATTAACAACCTCCCATATATGTAAATTGTCATAACCTAGATAGTCATTTATTGTTGGGGCATGATCACTTATAGTAGTGTCTGGCGGTCTAAGAGCATTTACCCCCAATGCTGCTAACCCATTTTTAGATTGCATCATTTTTTATCCTATTAACTTATGCTAGTAAAGTACGGTACATAAACAGCTGTCGTGCCAACATACATTTTAATGTACCCCCCAAAGGTTGGAGGCGTTGCGCTTTGTGCGGTAATAACCGCTACACCCGTTGAACCACCCGCTGCAGTCACATTTGTTAATGACGTCTGACTAACAACACCGGTACCCTCATCTCCTGTTGCGAATAGGGTTCTTGCTTTTACATCTGCAACCGTAGAAACATAACCTGCACCTTTAGGTGTTAATGTAAGATTTATATCAGTATCGGTTCCATCAGCTGACAATGTTGTCCCTGATAACGTAACAGCAGCTGCCGCTACATTGGTATCAAATGTCGTTGCTAAAATAGAGGTAACTGTTGGATTAGCGCTCCATGATGCATCAGCCCCAGTATTGCCAATTAAAACTTCTCCTGTAGCACCTACTGCGGTTGGAGTTATTGCACCAGTTCCAGAGCCAAGTAATACACCATGGTCTGTTAATGTTGCTGCTCCTGTGCCACCTTGGGCTACTGCAAGATTGGCAACTGACCCGAACTGATGATTACTATCAACGAGAGCTACATTAATTGTACCCCCGGGTGTTACTCCGTAAGCTCCGGCAATATAGAGTGCAGTCTGAGTTCCACCAGTTCCTATTCTTATTGTATTGGCCTCATTAGCCCCAGAGTTAGCGATATATATGTTATTAACAGCTACTGCTGTTGTGACAGCTGAACCGGCGGATACCCCTATCGCAATATTACTACTACAGTTGCCGGCACTACCAATCATACTTCCTAGAGCAGATCCACCGATTGCTATATTGTTAGCTCCAGTTCTACCAGCGCATGTGAACGCCGCTAGCGCACTATCTCCTATTGCTATATTCGAGTTTCCTCCACCTGTTTTAGCGGGGAGAGCATTATGGCCTATAGCTATACTTCCTAAAGCATTCTGTGGACAATACTTATGTGCGTTATACCCTATAGCTATACCACCCTGACAGTTACCATTGTCGGAAGCTGTTGAGAAGGTGTTGCTACCTATTCCAATTATGTAATATGTGTCAGGGGTAGCGGGAGCAGAATAAGCATTAGTAAGAGAATTTGCGCCAATGCCTATGCGTTCTTTGTATAGATAAGCATAAGTGGCTACACCAGCACCTTTTCCAAGATATACGCTATTACCACCGCTGGTGGTATATCCGTGCATGAACCTCGTTCCGCCGATTGTTATTGCGCCTACCGTAGAACTTGTTGTTGGCAATAGTAAATTACCAGCAGTACTTACGAGATTTGTACCAGCTGTAACTGTAGTGCCAGCTGATAGTGAGCCTGTAACGCTGGGGCTACTATCTAAGTCTATTGTTAGCGTGGTCGAGTCATCAGCAGATGTTGTAATGTTAGATCCACCCGCAATTGTAACAGACGCACCAGAAGCTGTATCAGCATCATCACCAATTAATTCACCTATTCCACCCGCAGCTGCAGCTTGAAATGTGGGAGCTGTCCCTGCCCCATTTGCCATAAGAACATAACCAGCAGTGGCAGCACCTGCAACTACGCCTATCGTATTATCTGCTGAAGCAACCAGCACGTCGCCTTTTGTTGTGGCCTTAGGATAACTTGTAGATCCTACTACAAATAAGCCAGTTCCATTTGGTGTAATAGTTACATTTCCGCTAGCTGCTGGGTCTATTGTTAACTGCGCTGTATCTGTGGGCAATGCACCAGCTGTCGCCTTTATTGCTATCTTAAATGTCTGCGCAGCGGCATCAAGCCCCAAAGCTGCCGATCTTGTATCTTCCTGGTAGACAAATGGATTGCCTGCTATATTTCTAAAACCTTGTGATCCCATCATTTCTCCTATTTTTTACACACGTGTGTGTTAAGCATTAGTTTTCGTAAACATATACTGATGTGTACTTACCCAGTTCCATGTCTCCGCTGCCACCCCAGTTGCGTAAATAATCATAGATTGACTACCAATTACTACGTCTGCTGATATTGTGGCGGTTGAAGTAGAGTTGATGTTTATTATCTCCTCTCCTATTTGCGTGACGTTGCCCCCAGTTGGACGATAAGCAGTCATGACGCATGTTGCGCCACAAGCATCAGTGAAGTCGCTTTGAAACCCGTTTATAGTTGCATTTATTGTTAACATTTCACCTTCAACGAGCGGAATGGTTACCAACGCTGTAGGTGTTGCATTTGCAGTCTGAACTTCTTCTTGTCTCAAGTGCCACTGAGAATCTGAGTATCCAGTTGCTATACCATCAAATGTAAGACCACCAATGCCCTTGGCTACCAAATGAATATCGACATCTGTATCTGAACCATCTGAAGTAATAGTATTTCCATTTAAGGTTAAATTAGTTGCAGCTGTCGAAGTCTTTAGATTTAAAGCTGTTACATCTCCAGAAAGGGTAATAGAGTTATCCAGGTCTACTGTTAATGTAGCCGTTGCGGCAGATGTCGTAATATTGGATCCACCAGCTATTGTAACTGTAGAACCTGTTGCTGTGCCCGTGTCGCCTGCAAGTGTGACTATGCCGGCAGCTGCTGTTGCTTGAAACGTTGGTGCTGTCCCAGCCCCATTTGCTGTAAGAACATAGCCAGAGGTTGCAGCTCCTGCCACTACACCGATAATATTCGCAGCAGAGGCCACTAGAACGTCGCCTATTGCAACAGTTGCTGGATATGTAGCAGTTGTCCATGTCGGTACAGCTCCTGTAACGCCAGTCAAAATTACACCACTGGCACCCTCGGCTGTTGCTGTTACCGCACTAGTTCCATTACCAATTAGGACGCCATGATCTGTTAGAGTTGAAGCTCCAGTGCCGCCCTCTGTTACCGCAAGGTCAGTTGTAAGTTGAAGGTCGTCGATGATAACTTTTCCCGCTCCCTTTGCTGTGATATTTATATTGATATCTGCATCGCTGCCGTCTGCTGCAAGGGTTGTGCCTGATATGGTCACAGCTGCAGCAGCCACATTAGTGTCAAATGTTGTTGCGTACATTGTTGTAACTATTGGGCTAGCACTCCATGACGGATCGGCTGTAGTATTGCCAATAAGGATTGTTCCATCAGCACCAACAGCTAATACATCTACTGCCGCAGTCCCTGATCCAACCAATAATCCATGATCCAATAAGGTTGATACTCCAGTACCACCTTCTGTTACTGCAAGATCTGTGGTGAGTTGCAGGTCATCTATGGTTACCTTGCCAGCACCCTTTGCCGTAATGTTTATATTTATATCAGCATCTGTACCATCAGCTGCAAGTGTTGTTCCTGTTAATGTAACCGCTGCTGCTGCTACATTAGTATCAAACGTTGTAGCGGCTGTTGTCCCGCCTACCGTTAACGCTATTCCTGAGTCAGGAGTCTCAATTACGACCTCACCAGTTGATTTAATTTCCAGTCTCTTTGTTGCCCCACCAACTGTATCAGGTGCAGTCCAAAAAGCTAAATTAGATGGAATCCGGCCCGTGCCTATCGTCCCACTTGAAGTAGAACTTATTACCGAAGCCTCATGATAACTAGTTCCATCATGACCGTTAAAACTTATAGTTCCTAACGCATCACCTGACAGTATTACTGGTGTTCCAACGGCTCTAGATTTCTTAAATGTGACCTCTGAACCTATAGCGTCAGCTGAAATAACTCCAACATCTATACTTCCATTAGTTACTACAGCATCTCCCAATGTTACCGTTAACCCTGTTCCTGCCGTAACTGATCCAGAAAATGAAGGGCTACCAGTCCAGCCACAATCGGCGCCAGTTGCGCCCATTAACGTTTCTCCGGTTGCTCCTACCGCAAGCCAACCCAGTGCTACTGTATCACTAGTCCCTATTGGTAACGCATGTATAGTCTGAAGGCCCAATTTTGCCTTTAAAGAGGTTGGAACTATAACCTTAGATGAATCTGTTCCCGCTATAGTTTCTGCATCGCTAGCGAGGATTACGACCCCTATTTGACTAGTGGATGCCGATATGCCACCAATAGAAAGCGTGCCTGCCCCTATTGTAGACGTAACACCGTTTGAAGTCCCAACTGTAGCCCATACTGCATTGCTAGTAGCGCCTTGCCCTATAAGCACCTGCCCGTTGGTACCCTTGGCAATATTTATTGTTACAATATTCCCTGCACCACTTGTTGATACTCCAACACCACCAAGTACTTGCAGTATGTTTACTGCTGGTGTAGCAAGTCCTGAATCGCATGTGACAGTACTAGGTATGGTAGCTGAAGCATTAATTGTTATCGTACCAGTAAGTGGATTCCCTACAGTACTTATTAAACCCGCTCCTAGAATATCGAAATTATTATTAACATATTTTACATATCCGCCTGTATTCCCCCTTAGGGTAAGATTACCAGCGGATGGATCTGTTATTTGAGACATATTTAATCCTCGCCATAGAATACGCAAGCATAGATACTTCCTAGACTTGGAACTCCTTTTTGGCGCACATAAATATGACCGCCAACAGGCAAGAAAAGTCCCCTAGTATATGTCTGATTAGTAGAGATATCTTGCACTAGATCTTGACCTGATCTTAAAAAGAAGCCGTCCCTTACTCCATCAAGTGATATCCATAGCTCTTCATCTGTATCATTTTGAAATAGTATCTGTCTTGCGGTGTACTCTAGAGCATCCCCTAATGGAACATAGGTCGCAGGTATCGCGCTCCACAGTACTGATCTAGAAGCTTCATGTGCTAGCCGTGTTGAAATTTGTGAAAACATTTCTCTCCCCCCTATCTATAATAGCCGCTTATGTAGATTATTCCTACTCCAGCACCACCAGCCGCTGCGGCGTTGCGAACGCTGAATATAGTTCCCTTCTCCCAACGCAGTTGCTTTTCAGACCAACTGCCCCAAGAGACAGAATCCTTGGTAGGAACAAACTCATAAGCCCTAGCTCCACCATCAACACTAACCAACAAATCTATACTTGAATTATTTGTTATTCTAACTACATTACACGCCTCATCCAATCCATCTGGGTTAAGCTTGTAATAAGCGGTTCCCGCGAAGGTGCTTGAATCGACCCCCTGAATGGGTATTATCCTTATAGCGTTTTCCATTTACCCTCCTATGGGATAAAATGAGGTTGTTACATTGCGTAACAACCTCATTAAATTGAACTAGTTCTCTTTTTCACTCATTTGCTGATCTGTAATCAGAACATCGAGTTTAGATTTAGCGTCTTCTTTAGCCTTTTTGGCCTTAGCATCAAACTCTTCAATCAATTTAATGGCTTGATCTAAGAACTCAGAAGCTACATCAAGTATCTCACCAACATTTGTCTCTGGTGGTGTAATGAATTGATACTTTTTGCCTGCTCTATCAGCTTCAAGAATAATAACCGTACGCATTGCGCTCATCTGTATCTCCTAGGGAATTAATTCCCATAAAAATTAATAAATGATACCACTCTTCTTATTATAAGCCCCTAGGGTTACACTACAAGTGTATACCTAGGGGCAGATTAAAAGCTTGCTAGGAAGCCTTGATGATCCAGAAAGTAAGAATTACATTTGTTGCCAATGAGGCTGCACCATTATTCTTTACTTTGACTACAAATGAACCTGTGCCAGGACATACACGTTGAATGGTTAATTGTGCATCTTCTGCTCCAACGCTAGCAACAGTACATAAAATGGCTGATGTAGCCGTGCATAGCGAGTTAGTGACCGTAAGGGTTTCTACTGCTGCTGCTGCTGTTGTTAAACCAGTAAAGGTTCCAACGCCCACGTTAGCATTAATTGTAACTGTAGCCGCTGCTTGAGTATCAACAGCGGGAGCCATACGGACTAGACCAGCTGCATTAATATCTAAGCCACCTGTACCAGCTTGAAGTGTAGTTGCAGAAGCCGTTGTTGTTGACCCAATGGTTGTAGCATGTTCGGTTGCATTAGCACCAAATTGCATTGCTCCAGTACCACCATCAACTATTACAGAACTTGTTGCTGCCGCAGATCCAATGGTAACCGTACGAGTTCCAGCTGTACCAATATTTACCGCAAAGTTTGCATTATCATTACCGATACCTATAGCATCGCCAGACGAATTGAGTTCAAGTACACCTACTGCGTCAAGTGTTACTGCTCCACCACCATTAATTATTAATGCGCCTGTACCTGCTTGCACTGTTGTTGCTGAAGCTGTTGTTGTAGATCCTAATCTTACAGCATGTTCTGTCGCATTGACGCCAAGGTCTAGGTTGCCTGTTCCTGTATTTAAGATCACTGAACTTGTCGATGTAGCTGAGCCAATTGTTACTGTACGTGTGCCAGCTGTACCAATATTAATGGCTTGATTTACCGCATCTTGTCCAATATTGATTGCAGCACCTGAAGAGTTAAGATCAAGTACGCCAACTGAATCGATTGTTACAAGACCGCCAGCAGAAGCAACTATGTTGCCACTACCAGTTATACTTAATGCTCCTGTTCCAGCCTGAAGCGTGGAAGCAGAAACGCCTGTTACAGACCCTACTGTTGTTGTATGATCTGTAGCATTGGCTGCAAACTGCATTGCACCTGTTCCACCATTAATAAGCACTGAACTTGTTGCCGTAGAAGATCCCATAGTCAATGTACGTGTTCCTGCTGTACCAATACTAATCGCTTGAGATACGGCATCATTACCAATGCCAATTACACCAGCAGAAGAGTTAAGCTCTAATACACCGGCTGCATCAATTGTAACTGCATCAGCAGAATCTAGTGCTATATCGCCTGTTCCTGAAGTTACCACTACGCCAGTTGTTGTTGTATTATTCCCCAATGTAATAATTCTAGCTGCACCGCCAGTACCAATGTTGATGTTTTGAGCTACGGCATCATTACCAATGCCAATTACACCAGCAGAAGAGTTAAATTCTAATACACCAACTGCATCTACGGTCACATCTGCACCACCATTAATAGTTAATGCAGCAGCACCTGCTTGCACAATTGTGCTACTAGCGCCAGTGACTGATCCAATTGTCGTTGTGTGAACTGTAGCATTAGCTGCAAAAGAAGCTGCTGCTGTGCCACAATTTACAATAACACTTGAAGCACCTGTTCCATTGCCAATGGTTGTAACTACTGCTACAGAATCTGTTGCTATATTTATTGCACCAGCCGATGTATTTAATTCCAATGCACCAACTGCATCGATTGTAACTGCAGCTCCACCATTAAGAACTAAAGCACCTGCGCCAGCCTGTACGGTTGTAGCACTACCACCTGTCGTAGAGCCAACTCTTGTTAAGTGAGCATTTCCAGTAATACCAAAATCTGCTCCACCAGTTCCACAATCAATAATAGTTCTAGCTGCGCCTGTTCCATTTCCAATTGTTGCCGTTAATGCAACTGCATCAGTTCCAATACTGATATTACCAGCACTAGATTGTACAGAAACATGTGAACCTGCTGTAAGGGTCAGTGTTCCTGTGGTTGTAAATCCACCTGTACCTGTTGATGTAAGCGATAAGTTTCCAGATCCAGATTGAATTGTTGTTGCGCTTGCGCCCGTAATTGAACCAAGAGTACAGTTCTTTACTGCAGCATCTGCTCCAATAGAAACTGTTCCAACTCCTGTAGCAACTGTAAATGCGCCACCTACTGTTGTAATAATTGTTCCTGCTGTCCCCGAGTTAATAGCAACTCCACCACCAGCATGACTTGCGGCTATTGTTACAGCCCCAGCACCTGTTTTGCCAGCATCAATAGTTATTCCACCAACATCTGAATGAGCATAAATACTAGTTGCTGCCGTACCTTGATCAACATCTATTTCTATTGTTTCATTAACTCCACCATCAGTATGTAAATAGATAGCCTGGGATGAGTTAGCTGTTGCGTCGATTGTGGCTATACCAGATGTCATATTAAGATTAACACCTGCGGTTAATGCGCCCGCTACTGACACAGTATCTGCCAATCTTATTTTGATTGTATTAGCAGTAGCGCCATCTGTAGTAATATTAGAGTTATAACCTAGAACAGATGTAGCGCCTAAAAGAGGCGATATAGGACCACCAGATGTTGTTACAAATGTGCTGGCTGTAACGCCTGTAGCTTCAATTGTAATAGCGTTAGCTGCATTGGTTACTGTTATGCCTGCTCCAGCTGTAATCTCTGCCCAGATAGGCATATCATTCGTCTTTGCGATCATGATTTGCCCATTGGTTCCATTACTTGAAGCCAGTGTTCCTGTTGAAGTAGAAGTTACCAATCCTCTACCAAAAGCAGATAATACTATTGTTCCTGCTGTAACTGCGATATTTCCTGGGTTAACAGTAATAGTAGAAAACGTACTAGAACCTCCACCACAAGCAACCCATGTCATAAACCCTGAACTATCTGTATTACAAGATATATATACGTCATCAGCAGACTGGTCTAACCAGATAGTACCAAATGGTGCATAATCTTGTGACGACGGGGCATGATCCTCAGTTATTGGATCTAATCCTCTATCCATATTATAAGCCATTGCTTTCTTCCTTCTAGGCTCTTGGGCCTTAAATAATTTATGTAGTACACTACTAGTAATAGACTTATATTTATTTCGTGTACCTACAAGGAGATAGGCAAAAAGCTTATATAAGATTATGAACAAGGAATTGATGAGCGTGGTATTGTTTCATTTAAACAAGGGATTGCATAAAGAGATAAAAACCAGGGCTGCTTGTAAGAATATTACAATGCGGATCTGGCTCACGCGAGCGATTATGGAATACATCAAAAAAGAGATAGTTGATAAAAAGATCCAAAGGTCCAAGACCTAAGGGTCCACGACCTAAGGGTCCACGACCTAAAGGTCCAGGTTAATCTAATTCTCCGTTTGGCATTAGTGATTTTGCATTAGTCTTTAGGTGATCATTAATCTTAAATAAAAGTTTTTCTGTCTGCTTTAAGCTACCTGATACTTGAGCCTTTGCTAATCCACTAACGTAACTTTGTAAGACTTTGCTCTTCTTTAACATGTCATAATACTGAGTGCCTTTATAAAGAGCTAATCCGGTCCCTACTGCCCCAAGACCAAGTTTGGGATGACCCAAAGCAGCTGAACCGGTTGCAAGTAATATAGGCGATATAAACCTTTTTAATTTAGATCCTGAGTTGCTTTCTGGGTCGTAAGATCTTTCAAGAACTTTCTGCAAAGGTGATTTATATTTTACGCCCTTCGTTAAATCCTTAGTTGTTTCATAATCATGTATAAAACCTGGATGCTTAGCACCTTTCTCTTGAATAAAATCCTCCATTAATCCAGCGAAGTGCTTATATTGTGACCTTTCATAAGGAGTAAGATTAACTTTATCATATGCTAGTCGTTGATAACTGCTTTTTTTATCCCAAGCATCTTCTAATGAAAGTTTGCCATGACTTAAATCATTAAGTAGTTTTTCAAGTTCAGGTTTAACTTTTTTAGTCTCCTCAACGGATATTTTAGACATTGCATCATGTGCAGTTTCTAATTTATCCCTCAAGTTTGACGCTTTTTCAACTTTTCCTTTAACTCTAGATCTAGCAGATGAAGCATACTTTTCTTGTTGCTCTTCGCCATATTTTCTTATTGCGCCTGTGCCAAGGTTACGATTCGTTAAAAGATCAAATAAAACATCTGATGTTATACCAGCACCCATTTCTAACCCTGCACCACCACCAGCACCTTGTATTGCTTCCATTACTGAACCTGACGCCGTTGGTTTACCTAACCCCTTAAGTAGTGGTCCAAGTCCAGAGAAATCTCTTTTAAGCATTGCTGGTAAACCAGTAAATGTACCTTTTGCCATACTAGGGACATTAGAACCAACAAAATCTAATACTCTTTCGCTAGCATTTCTTGGCCCAGATATAAAGTCTTGTGGCAACATCTTGCCAGTAGTAGCACCAAAGAGTTTTTCAAAGTCTTTGCTATTGGGTAACGGAAATCTTCCCTCCCTCCCTAAATTATTTTCTGGATCAGCATGTTGTTGTATAAAACCAAGCAACATGTCGCCAAGATTTCCAGCAAAACCTAAATTATTTGCCAATGATTGATGTATTGGTCGAGAAATATTCCGTGCTACAGTGCGACCTAAGTTTTCATTTGGATATATTCTTGGCATTTTAGTCCTCTCCAAATACGTTAGGGTCACCCACATTCCATTCTGGAACTGGTACCCACTTACCCTTTACTAATTCATGAGGTATACCACTCCAAGCAACATGTTTACCTTCTTTATAGTTAGAAACTGGAAACTCTTTATAGATCTCCATTGGTTTACTAACTCCATACTCCTTATAAACAAGATTAGATACATTATCTAACATCCTGCCTCCATTGTAATCAAGCACGGGTCTGACTTTATCTTGAGCTTGAACGCGCCAGTCCGACGGTAACATTTCTCCACGCTGTTTATAATCTTTAATCATAGTGGCTTTTGCTTTATCGATTGCTTTTAGATTATTTAATTCAAGTTTCTTATTGGCGATAACACTTAATCTACCCGTTTTGGTATTATACAAAGATGGATTTTGTCGCTGAATACTTCTTAAAATTTCGTTAGTAAACTTTCCACCTACTTTAACACCAGAAATTGCGCGAGTATTCATTCCCTGTACAACTTTATCAATTAATTGCGTTGCGTCAGTGGTCCAAATATCTTCTAAACCTAATTTCTCGGCAATTTTCTTTTCTGGGCCACCTACAACTCTTCCGGTTCTTGTTGCATGTTCTATCGTAGCGAGATCTCTTAAATCAGCCTCACTAGTCTCTAATCTATTACTTATCTCTTTATTTTCTGGCTCAATCGCAGCAAATGAATCATTAATTAATTTTTTCTTAGTCTCTTTTGCTTGATGTTGCCTTGCTGTCCCTCTATCTATAAGTTTTTCAGTAGCTATATCACGTTGCTGTTTAAGTGATTTTTCTTTAAGAGTTCTATTTTTGCTTTGATTAAGTTGTTCAGCGGCAAATCTAAGCTGACTATCTGACATCTCAGACGGTATATCTAATTTAGTCATACCATCCACACTCGTGTGTTCACCAGAAGTATTTTGTTGGTACATGCTATCTTGAGGTGAATTTCCTTGAGCATTTCCAGCTTGTTGACCAGCCAATTGCATCATTAATTTAGAATTGTCCTGCCTACTTGGACGTAGCAATTCTTGTTTAATAATGGCAGCAAGCGTTTGTGGATCCATACCAGAAGCTAGTTGCGCCTTTCGTGGATCCATACCAATAGACTGAAGTCCAAAGACATTGTTCTGCTGCTGTCTTCTTTGTTGTACTTGCTGAGCAATGCCAGCAACCATTTGTGGCAATGACGTCTTTAGCATCTCACTTAAACTATTTTTAGGTTCACTGTCTTTTACAAATATCATCTCTGTCTCCTACATCATGGTTAACAATAAAGGCAACATTTGCATAAATGCACCCATTCCTTGCTCCATTCCACCAGGTTTGCGTTCTCTATTCATTGTTTCAAAACTAGGTGACATTGCTTGCCCAAAAAGACTAGAAAGCAAATTTTGTCTCTGTAATCCATAATTTTGGCGCATAGAGGCCAACTGTGTATCAAGACCCTGACCAGCTTGACCCAAGGCACCGAACATCCCAGAAGATGATTTATTATCCCCCATATTAAACCTGTTCATGATAGAAGGTAATGTTTTGGACTGAAAACCTTGCCTTGCTTGATCTTCTATAGGACCAAAGTCAAACTGATTTCCTGAAAGTTGTTTCCAGATATCAGGTCCCATAAGGTTCTTGAGTTTCATGATCTCAGGTGAGAACATAGGCACTTGTTGTTGCCTCTCCCCTTTACCTCTAAAACCACCTCCACCAAATAACCCACCAAATAATCCGCTAAGACCAGCAGCAGCACCAGCGCCTGCAGTTGCCATTCCAGGGTTCTTTTGTACCCAAGGTCTATTTGCTTTCTGTTGATTTAAAAGCTCATTAAATTGTGAATCTGTAAAATCCATATCTCCCCCTAAAATTTTAAATACTCTATTACTACATTTGTAATTGTAAATCCCGAAGCATCAAAACCACAACAATCTATTACTACATCTGTGCCCGTTGCCCATATACCAATAGATCCTTCTTTACAACTAATAAATGGTATAGTTATATATCTTCTTATTGCTGGATCGTTAGCGGTTGCAGAGATATTAGTTACTACAGTATTGGCATCAAAGACTAAATTATGTGCTACAGAATCCATAGATCCATTAGGCAATGGTTTACCCCAGTTAATTACTTTTCGTGTAACCTGACGCATTTTTGGGGTCTTACTGCTAGAAGATGTCAATCCTGGCTTAGGGTAATAGGTACGGCCACATGTTAGTTCTTGGGTTGAATATATTCCTGTATCTTTTAGGTTAACTATAGTAGCCATGTTATTAAACGCTATCGCTAGTCTAATAATAAGCTCTTTAAACTCTTTAGACTTAACATCAGCCGCCTCAAGTTCAGAAACATCAAGGATAGTAGTTGTTGGGATAAACATTCTATTAGAATTCATCGTTCATGACCTCCATAACTTTGGCGGTTGGTTTGGCATAAATCATAATTGCATAAAGATCCAAGTCAGAAAAGGCACATGAATTCTTTTTCATCATGTCATCATCTAGCGTCAAAAACAGTTGTATAAAGTTACCCTCAGCTTGTAAGTATGCCGATCTCCAAATCCTATCCTGCAACTCTTCAATATTCTGGTTCTTTAATGGATTAGTTGGCTTAGTAGCCCCAAGGTTAATTGTATAGTTACCAAGCGCCATGCCATTAAGAATCGCTTCTGCCCTAAATCCTGTACCCATAGAGTTAACAGCAAAGTCAGTAACCAACTTACCAGATGAACGCTTAATCAAGAAATCCATTTTGTTAACTAAAAAGTTACGCCCACCCTTAATAAAGAAGTTCCACTGCTTAGATTTAATGCTTATCTTAGATACCCTTGAAACTGTCCCACCACCAACATAACTTGGCGTACCGGTAACAACACAATCCATCAAAGTAAATGTATCTTTAGTGGCTGTTATTACTTTATGTATCCCCTCATCTTGCAGCGGATCAAACGTTATCCCATTAATGTCATGCAATTTAACCCAGTCATTTGGGTTCAATGTATGATCTACTACGGTAACAGTCGACAGTCTAGTAACAGGATCATAAACAAAGTTAGCAACAGTCATGTTTCTAGCATTAGATGTTAACGCTGGGTTTATGATAAAGATATAACCTTGCTGATTACCGGCAATTATCATTCTCTCTTTGGCTATCGAGACATAAGAGTTCCAGGAAAAGTTACACTCTTCCCAGGGGATAGTCATCTCAGCCCACGTCTTATCCCTAGACTGCTCAAAGTAACCCCATGCAGTTATACAGTCATCATTTTCACCCCAAGATGATGTTTTATAGTTATAAGTTAGAATAGTGTTAGGGAAGTAACTATATCTAGACTTATTATCCAGGGGAACGCTCCAGTAAACCATCTCGGTCTTAAAATCTCTTATCCCATGCACCCTGGCAGTACCATCAGAATCGTTATTAAACTTAAAAACATAATTAGGGATATTTTTATCTATTCTCTCAACATTAGAGCCGTTACAAGCATGTATCCCATTAGCTCCAACAGTTAAAATAGCCTTATCAAATGCTACTGTTGAAAAAGGACTCTCACTACCTAGTTCAGTATTTAACTTATTCCATACAAAAGGCTCTATCTCATTGCCCGTATATGCTAACTCCCATGTAGAACGCTCAAAATACACCACCAAGCGATCTTTTATGTACTCGGCTGATATAATCCCCTCCTGAGTAGCTGCATCAACCCACCCACCACCTTGATAATTTAATTGATTAGGTTCCAACCAAGCATAAGGATCTAAGGGCGACCCATCCTGACTATACCTACATCTATTTTGATATCTTACATTAACCCCAGCGGGAGAAGTGCCTGTCTGCTCAACCGTATCCAACATCAATAATCTTCGCTTAAAAGGCAAAATGATACGTGCCGAGACTAGTCTTTTTTCAGGGGTTGTTATAACTATCGGTGCGAATGCATTCCAAGTCGTGCCATTCCAGTACCAAATGGGATCGTCTTCTGCACTTTGCGCCCCTGTTTTATTTACAACATGGAAATTAGTAACAAACATTGCTGTAGAATTAGGGGTTAAGCCTTGGTAGTTACATGTCCAGAAAAACTCAGAATCATCACCGTGAAAACTTCTGCCTAAAGCAGGCCCTGAATGTATCCATCTACCTGCCGATATACTTGGGTTAAAGGAGTAGGTGAATTGAGTATCAAATGCAAATGCTAACTGGTTATTAACAGGTGTTGTTTCATAATGAGCAAATCCCGTAATAGGATCGCTAGGGTAAAACAGTACTTCAGTCGTAGGCAATGCTGCAATTGTAATACTATACTCACCGGTAACTGTATCATAAGTAGCAACCTCCAATGACCCATCAGTACGGAGCATCTGACCACTAGCCGAAACAGCAGTAAATACTACGTCTCCAATACTAAACTGTTGGCCTATCTTATACTTACTACCAGGAACCCAGCCATTTACAACTCCAGCACCATCTGTTAATCCAGTAGTTGTAAAGTAAGGGTAAAATACTATGTCAGTTGAAAGAAATGTTGTACCTGTAAAGGTTAATGCGCCTGTTGTTGTATTTAATGTGCCAGAACCAGCACCGCTTGATGTTAATGCTGCTGGTGTACCTAAAGCAGATACAGTATAAGTATCAGTACTTATTACAAACTTTTGACCTATGTGAAACCCAGCTACATTATCCGCATATCCAGTAAAGTCACCAGCACCATCTGTTTTAGCTAATGTATATGTTGAACTTGCCAATAAAGTAGATAAATCTATAGAACATCTAGAGAACAGTGTCTGATTTATAGAACCTACCGCCCCATTGCCAGAAAGCTCAGAGCCAAATCTCTTTCTTACCCTGCCCCTATAAACATATGCATTCTTTAATTCAGCAAAAGCATTATCGGGAATCATAAACGGTTTTAGATCAGTTTGAAGCCCCGAATCCATCGGAGCTATGAGGAAACGATTCATTTTAAACCCCTAAAGCAAACCAATAAAACCCGATTTGCGAACCATTAAGGCTGGATCTAGTAACAGAAAAACCAGTAGTAGTACCAGACTCAGCCGCTATTATTCCATCCTGTACCGAACCTGATGGCGTATTAGATGCAGTTAATTGTATGTTAAATAAAGTTGTAAATGGAAATGTCGTTGGAAATACCACTGGTTGCGTAGAAGAAGTCGACAATATTGTTCCTTGGCCCCATTTCATTATTAAGCCATTAGGTAGTTTATAATACCCTGATGTTACATTACCAGTTATATCAGTAAGGTTTATATCATTAGTACTTACTGCTATAGTCTGGTTTTTAGGCCTAAAATACAGGTCGCCTGCCTTAGCATATAATCCTACTTCAGTTGCGCTAGTTACAGGGGGAAAAGTCCCAGAGGGTGTTTGAGATGGAAAATGGATAAAGTCATGCTTACCTTGATCGCTTACATTAAATCCCACATGATTAACATCAAATGCTGCATTTAACTCTATAAAATTACCCTGTAGGTCACCTTGAGATATATTTAAAGCGTCATTAGATAACGGCTTAGTAGATTGATAACTCATTTCTCACTCCTCATAATCAATTTTTTCATAAAAAAAAACAATAAGGCTGTAATAACTACAACAGAGAACGCAATCAAAAAGCCGCGAGTTATAGTTATGGGAGCCTGTAAGTCTATCACATACATGTTAAAATCTCCCAGTAAATGGGAAGTTAGGATTACCGAAAAACGACTTATCTTCATAAATTGTTGATACCCGCTGTTCAGATAACTGCATAGTCGACTTAGATCTAATAAGTTGTTCCTGTTCTTCGAATGCTGGCATAATCTCTTGCTTAGAATCCAAGTCCCTTCGATCTTCAAAAATCTTCTTTGTAGCGCCATATGCAATATATTCCCAATGCTGACTCAATTCAGGCATATCGCCCGTATCCAATAATTGATCTGGTCGTTTATAGACCTCCAAACTAACTGCATAAACTTCATCAGGCACAGGACGCAGGATAAAACTATTGTCAAAAAAACATATTACAGTAGGAATAGAAGGATTATAAGGCACAGTCTTGGCTTTAATTTCCTCTTGTACCGCAGGAGGATTAGAATAGGCAAACGAATAAACTCCAGTTATATAGTTTATTGCGCCAACAATTCCCGTTGATTCTGTTAGATTTCCAGCACCATCATCAATAACAGTTAAGCCATTATTACTAGCATCGATACTTGTAAACAAAACATTATTTCTTAAAATAGGAATTGAAGGCAAAACCCCAGAATAAGAATCTATTATTCCGTCACCATATCCTATTGTGTAAGAGTAATTAACAAAGGGATATGCTCGATAAAACTGCGATCTATCTTGTGTGAATATTGCCCTTACTCCACCTACATACGCAGGTTCACCAGTAAACGAGTATCTATTCTTAAAGTTATAAAGCGGGTCAGTATCTGTTAATAAATTAGTAGAGTAAGTGTCAATATTGGGTTGAGTAAAGAATTTGATCGTCTTCTTTAAGTTAAATAATTTTATATCTTCTGGATAAGAGTAAAGTACGAATGTATTTACATAATAATCTATATCCGCATCTGTTAACTGATTAGTAGACGGACTGGAAGTCAACTTCCTAACCTTTCTGCGTATATGTTCCAAACTAGAATAAGACAAATCTTCTATAGGCATATCATCCCCTTACATTATATGGTGTTGAGTCTGTATAATCAGTTCCTTCACCCACTGGCACAACCCAAGCACAAACATCTACAAATCCAGGTATCAAGGTTGGACCTGGAACAACTGAACGATCATAATCACTAGGATCAGGTACAATAAACGGAATAAATTCACTTGAATCAACTGGTATTGTAAATTCAGTACTAGAAACCACGGTAATCTGGTAAGTCTTATCATTAACTTCAGGCATCCCTCTAGTTTCAGGTAATATCAATCTAACAATCAATCCTGTTTTATACTCATGAGCAAATGTCGTTGTAACTTTTGTAGCAGGCAATAAGGGTTGACTAACATCAATCATTGCCATTATTAACCTGATAGCAGGTTGAAACATTGGCGAGACTTCACAACTACAAAAATAAGCCATTTAAATACCCCCCCCAAATCTAAGATTCAAGAATCTTAGATTCTTAAGTCTCAGACTCTAGGCGCTATGTAAGGAACGCCAACTTCACTCATATCTTCATAATCAACAAAGCCAACTGTATAAAAAGAACATCTGCGAACCTTTTTGCCAACCTCAGTAACTGGCAATCCCGTGACTTTATCAATAGTCATTTGGTCTATGCTATACCAGCAATCTTTCCTTAAATGCCTTGCTACACACAAAGGTAACTCTCTTTCTTCTCCATCTCGAAGATCATATCTCTCTATTTCGTGACCTTTATGCCCTCGATACCAAAAGCTAAATACTTCGCCAGGATTCTCATGGTTCTTAAAGACTCCCTTTACCAATTCCATGTCCCTATCAGCCTCATATTTAAGATCTTTATCTGTAGGCTTAGCATTCTTAATATATGGTTGACTAGTATTCATTTCTTTAGCGCTTACTTCCTTAACGCTAGCTTTTTTATCTTCTAACTTGTTTTCATATACTTGAGCCATCTTTTTCTCTCCCATATTTAGATTATAAAGGGGGCCCATGCCCCCCAGAACCGTATGAATAAAAACCTGCGTATTATAAATTTGATTTACCAGCCGTCCAGAACATTACATCACCTAAAAAACCTCCAGGTGAACTTGCGCCACCAGCGAGGATAATCCCACGTGCCGACATATTCATTACTGCATCATCAGTTGTTGTATTTGTCATCAAATTGCTATCTTCACCTACAGGAATAACCTGAGGAACTGTGAATCTATCAATTGCTGTTAATGGATATGCAAATGCTGTAAATCCCGTTGAATCAATATCTACAGTTATTGTATTTGTTGCTGTATTAATTGCTGTAATAGTGCCCATTAACCCATCTAGCTCAGGCATACCAAAAAGGCTGGACCCACGAGTTTGTGGAACCATAAATCTTACTTTTTGACCTACTACATAACCATGAGTGACCGTAAGTCTAACTATTGTTGATGTTCCAACTGTGACAGCAGCAATAGTACGTTTTTTGGGATACCAAGCTGCATCGTAATACAACTTACGCCATACTGCCGTTGCACCAGGCGCAGCAGCTGTTACTACTGTTGGACCATAAGCTAACTCAAATGATGTAGCCCCAACAACTGTACCAACTGTAAAATCAATTCCCATTAATTGATTTACCCCAACACCATTAGCCATTCTTATAATATCTCCTGCAACTAAACCAGTTGTTGTTCCCGTAAGAACTACTGGAGGTGTTGCATTAGATACATTGGTAAAAGCTATAGGGGACGTCATTGAATCAGAATATGAATTATAAAGTTTAAAGCCACCTACGCCTAAATTTAGGGCTGTATCCGTATAAGCTACGGCTGTACCTATCAAATAACCATCCATCAAGGCGTTATTATCAGCCATATCACGCTGCCAATAAAACTTAACCATATTATTTGCAACTGGTCCAGCTGCAGCAGCAGTCATATTATAAACATTCATCCAGTCAACATCTGTAACTAGTGGAATGAATTTATTCGCACCAGTAGATGTAAAACTACCTCTGTGAATTTCCGTGTACATGTTAATTCCTCACTATATTTATCTAATCATTAAACAGCGGCTGTAACTTTAAGAACACTGACCCACAAATCATTTAGAATTCTAGGTGCTTCAAAAAATTTCATACCCATCGTTATGTTTTGGGCCAATCCGCCTGAAAACTCTTTAGGCAGATAAATGAACTCGCTTGAGAACTCATTTGCATAAATACAAGCTATAGCTTCAATACCTACGCAAAAGATATTCATAATATCTGCACCTTTTCTTGATGCACGCGTTGCTACTGAACCCGCTGAAGAGACCAAGAAACGAAGTTGCCCAACTGAACCATACTCTGATTTAAGAATATTGGTTTGATTTGGATATCTGATTGTTCTTACAAAGTCATTTCCCAATGAATCCAGATCTTTGGTCATCTTTGTATGACACAATGCAAAAAAGGAATTAGGAATTGCCGCAGAACCATAACGATCACTTCCTTCTACGCTATCCAATACCGTTAAAGCATCAGCAGATAATAGAGTAGAAGCCACTTGTGAACAATCACTCGCACTTATATTTGTAGGATTGTCGCCATTACTTCCGCCCACTGCATTGATAGAAGAAGCAGAGGATGCCAACATATCACGCATCAATCTATCTTCTGATAAACGCATCGATACCCCAAGACGAATTGAGAAATTTCTAATTACATCGCTTTCGTTTTGTAGAACGACTTGCTCGTTCACATATAGATATTGACCATAAAGTTGTGGTGTCACATCAATATCTACCATGGTTGGTACAATAGGAGGAGGGTTTTGGCCCGAGTTACCAAGTGGAACTGTAGCTGTTGGGAAATTATCATTACGTCTATAACGTACAGTTGTACCAGCTCTAGATTTCATTTCATACATCTGAGCGGGCAATTTATGAATCATTCTGGCTGTTGGAGTAGAAAGTAACTTATGACCAGCCTGTACTAGGACCTCTGGTTTATAATTACTTGTCGTAACTATGTTCATTTTATTATTCCTGAAAGGGTATAAATACCCCGAATTAAACAATAATGTCTAAGTTGACAATACGGTTTAAGCTGGACGAGTGCCAAGGGCTACCTACAGGTAGGATACCGATAAGTAATCCCCGTTTTTGCGTCCTGAACCATTTAAGCTGACGAGGCTTTTAAGATCATTTTTTCGTCTATGGTTAGCGAGTCCATAATTTGCGCTATATGAGCTTAATACGATTTAGGATGTACCTACAAGAAATAATCAAAAAAATAGACCATGGGTTTTATTCATGGCCTATTTTCGGAAAGTAGTAATGAAGTGAATTTAAACGTATCACTATTTTAAACCAACTCCTACTTAAAATTTAAATATTTATTGCCAGCGGCTTGCACATATTCCTTCCAGATCTCTTCCTTGCGTTCTTGAGTCAACAATCCACCCGCAAAAGCATTAGCAGTATTAATTGGTGAAGCACTTGGCGTATTTAAAGCGCTGGTTGTAGGCATTGGTTTAGTGAGATTATTTACCATCTTAGCATTCTGTGCTTTAATCTCTAATTCCCTGGCTTCATTCTTATTCTCTGCCATTACATAAGTCTTAATAGCCTTTAAGGCAGCCTTATGTTGGGTATATGGATCGGGATTTGCCGCTATAGAAGCAGCGAGTTCTGGCTCTAATTTGGTTAGCTTAGCTATATTATCAGGGGTAAGAACAGCTTTAAGGTCGGGATGTTCAGTCATTAATCTATTCTCAACAATCATATTATACATACGTTGCTCAGAGGCTTCTCTACGTTGCTTCTCTTCTTCTAGCTCTTCCTGTTGTGAGTTAAAGTGCTTGGCCTCAGGAAATTCATCTTCCCGTAACTTACCATATCGCTCCTTGGGCTGCTTAGGCTCTCGCTGAGCCTTCTCTAAATCTTTGGCATACCTAATAGCCTCAGCTCGTTCTTCCCTAGCACGTTCGAGCTCCTCACGCATATATTTCCATGATTCTTGAGGGCTAGTAGATTGCTCAACTGGCTTAGTTTCTACTACAGGAGTTTCAGCAATAGGAACGGTACCCACAAGTGGGGTAGGTGACTCGGTAGCAATTTGTTCCGGTACTACTAGAGTATTAGTTGTAGCTTTATCTGCTGCCATAGCTTCATTCAACATTTGATTTTCTAAGTTATTAAACATCACATTTCCCTTCTCTTCTTTAATTGAGGGTTTTCTTCTTGTTCATTATTCATCTCCTTCATCAACCGCCACAATCTACCACTTTTATAATCGTGGTAATAGTTGAGTAACTTACGCTCATATTTGGTTAGACTTGGCTTATTCTTCTCCAAATACCTGCACGTAGCTAGATCAGACATCATCCAAAGTTCTTCTATTACATGCAGCGCTTTATGGTATTTATAGACATTGTGATCATAAAAAGGGGCTGGACAAGCTAATAATCCAACAAAGTAGCGTCGTACTGTTGGAGTTATTGCACTGAGCAACTTCTCTTTCTTGCATTCAACAGAAACGAAGAAATCGTTATCTTTAAAAACAGCCATCTTCTTATGTATCTCAACACACTTCTCTATCTCTTTGAAATAATCTTTCATTGCGGCTTCAGCAGATTCATATGGTGATATCAATGAGGACTTAGAACCTATTTCTGCAATCTGACCAGCAGTTAGTTTCTTTTCACCTTCCATCTCTCTCCTAAACACAGAAAGAAGGGGCCTAGTAGACCCTTGGGTCGAGACCCCTATAAGTAAACGCGTTTTTACTTGTCTTTTTTCTTCTTGTTGCCCGAATCCTTCTTCCATTCATGAATGACGGCATCAATCTTCTTCTTTGCTGGTATCACTTCATGAGTTAAAGGACATGATTTATTAGACTTCATCGTTATTCCCTAACTGGCCCGTACCAGGCTCGCCTGTACCAGCGGCTTTACTATTACCATACTGGTCACCATAGTTTTCTTTACGTTTGTTTTTAGACACTTGTGTCTTTGAGATCTTCTTGGAGACATTACGAGGCTCGCCCATAATGTCCCCGAAAATCTCTTCGGCCTTTTTATTAGACCTAGGGGCTGAAGGCATAGTTGTCCTATGGACGACGAGGCTTGTAAGCCTTCTTGATGTCCTTCATTGTTGCCGAGATGTCGCCATCTACACCAGCAAGTGTATCATCATAACCTAAGGGCATACCCTCGCCATGAGGTTCGCCATATTTCTCGAACTTAACACCTTCTGGACACTTGCCACCATTTGCACTGATTATACCTTTTGCCATGTCTGTATCCTCCGAGTTTTAAACTCTACGATAAAAGATAGTTAATTAACTACTACCGTTAATCTATCACCAAATTTTATGACATTACAAGAAAGCTAATTTCAGGCTTATTTAATTGAGGGTTCAACTACTTGGTGATACATAGCTTGGCACCAATCCATTAAATCATGCAAAATTGGCATACTTTCAGGGATAAGTGCGTGCGCTACATCAAACATGGGGTGAAGCATTTTGATTGCTCTCAACACGTCCTGGTTGCATTTCTCTATAGCTGCATCACTAACTTTCCCAAAAGTTACTAATCGACCTATTTCGAGGTGACTTTTTTCAATGTCTTGCAATAAAGATATTACTATCTTCTGTGCTGCTAATTCTAATGGGTTCATGTTAACTTCCTTTCTCTTAAACCAATTGAACATTACCATCCTCTTTCTCAGTTGACGTGTAAGTGTCATCAAGGATTATCTGTGATATCTTAATCAACTTACGCTTACGCATCTGGCTTTTATACTCTGAATGACCAACATTTCCAATAAAGACAGCCACGGCTATAATTAAAGCTGATAATGCAGCTGCCGTTATACAGTTAAGCTTCACTTCTTCACACCAGTGTGCTTACCTTTCTTCACCTTCTTCAACAAGCGCTTCTCCTCAGCATCGTGTCGCTTTTCATGTTTCTTCTCCTCCGCCTCTTCTACGCGGTCATGGCGCTTCTCTTCTTTTTCATACTTTTTAGGCATCTTAACAATCTTCATCTTCGTCTTCCTTTCTTTAATTAAAACTTCCTTAATCCAATCAATTTTATCTTCAAATAATTTAACTTTATTCTCTAAATAAACTATATCCTCTCTTAAATCATAATAAAACTTGATTAAAGAGTTTGCGGCAGTTATATCAATATCTAATTGTGCAATCTTATTATAAATGTTCCTTAATTCCTCGCCTTGTCGCTTAAATTCATTGTCATGCATGAGAAGTACATTATCTATTCCCAATAAAGTTTTTAATCTACTACTTCTTATTATCCACCATTTGTACAACCAGCACATTGCTACCCTTTCATCTTCTAACCCATAAAATAAGGGGGCCACAATAGCCCCCACAATTCTATTTTACAGTAGAAGACTTCATTTTAACAGCTTTCGGTTGTGTACGTTTAACGGTTGGTTTTTTAGGGACTGTCTGTGTCTTAGATGCACTAGGTTGTACTGCGAGTGGTGGCGTTAAGTGCTGCTTAATCATATCCATTAAGCCAATGGATTGCTGTAAATGACCTAAATCCATGCTATCTATTTCTTTAACGCTCTTAATTAAATCCAAGAAACCTGTCTCTTCATCCTTGATCGCAGCTGCATCCCGTTCGCGAGCAAAAGCTTCATTCTCTGGAATCCTGCTCATTCTTTCCATACCAGTTCCCTGATCTGCAAAAGCCCTAGCATCAGCCAACTTGATTCTAGATTGAATCTCTTGCATTTCTAGCTGTGCCTGCTGCTGTGCCTGTTGCTGCATTGCCTGTTCTTGTTGCTGCATTGCCTCAATAAGTTCATTCTTGTTAGGGATAGTAAGCTGCTTCAAAAGATAACTATCAGGTATTGTTATACCTACCTTCTTGAGTTCCATAATGTAACTAAAGTTCTGCTGACGTTGGGTAGTTGTATCCTCGCCCTCTTCAACACAGATATCATACCGACCAAACTCCTCTTTATAGAAATGAGGCGCTGGCTTCTCACCAATAATTTGTTCGATCTTACCAGGCGTCCAGTTAGCTTCTATGTTCTCAACCTGTAACCCACCACATAGCCTCATAGACATATCAAGTTGATCGAAAAGGATCTGTAAGGTAGTAAGCCCTGCCCCTTGACGCAACATGCCCAGAATCCCAGCCTTGTCGTCTGTAGCACTACCAAGTAGTTCTTCATTAACACCTGATATGCGTTCAGGGTTCTTAGCTAATCCCTCAAGAACCTGAAAATAAGAGGCTGGTATCTCAGATGGTACAATCGGGGCAATGTCCTGACCTATAACAGCACCAGGCCTTAAGACTATGTTCTGACCCTGACCAGATTTGTATGTGTCCTTAGGATTGACTACCTTGCCATCAACATAAATCCAGCCTGAATTGATCTTTGACTCAAGCATATCCAAAAGAATAACGTTAATACGGTTGTAGAGAAATGTTGAATCGCGCAGCGCTCTAATGACTCCCTGCACTTTCCAGGCATAATCTGACAATGCAGGATTGAAGTACCCAAAAACAGGGACAAAAGGCATTGAATCAGTACCAGAAGGGAGTCTATCATTATAAACCAACTTGCCATTAACCATTAAAGCTAATTTAGTTGTTGGTTTACTGACATTGAGCACCTGTATTTGTGGAAAATATGAGATATATTCCCGAAGAAGCTCTTTTGTTCCCGTCCACTCTGTTTGTTTACCTGTAACTGGATCAACTATCTTGGTTGCATCCCTAAAATCACGGTAATAATACTCGTCATAAGTTAACTTGTTCCTAGATGTAGAGGCATAAAGAGTCTCAGCCATGTAGTTAAACTTACCATCACGGCCGGCATCTATACCCGTAATAGAATCAGCTGACTTAGGCAAAAAAGATTGGATCTCTTGAGGGGTTAGAAACGTCCTCTTCCATACTCCACGACAATCACTAAAGTCTTTTTTGCGAAATAGACTATCGACCATGAAGCAATCATAACTTAGCGCCTCTGTCTTGAGATCACCATTGATTGGGTCATCCCTAAAATCCATATAAACATGCAATAAAGATAAACCCGTAACCAAGGCTTGATCAAATGCTTCCGAGAAAGTCTCGTTAACACTTTCCTGCCTATAGTTCCACGACAAGCACTTAGAGATCTGCGTAGCCGTATTATCATCGGCGCCATTATCTGAAGGGATAACAGTTAATCTTTTGCGGTACTGACGTTGACGACCAGATATCATGTTCTTTATTCTACGTAACTGGTTGAAGTTAAAAATAGGCTTTTGCATATTGGGATATGACAATAAAAAGCCTGACCATAAACCTTGGTCACCAGCCTCAAACATGCTATCAATCAGCTGTTCACGCCAAAGACGTATATTATTTGCGCTATTGCAATTATAGAACTCTTTGACCGTGTTTTGCATATCTTTATCATACGAACTAAATGAATCACTTTCAGGAAACAGCATAATTTTTCCCCTTCTAAAGACTTATTAATATATTAATAAATACATTCTAGAAAGAACGAGGTTGCCCTACAAGGAATGCGATTAAAGGGGATATTAATAATATCTGCTGGTATTGCTTCTAAAGACAGGAGGCAAATTTGATTGATGTCCCTGCTTGGCCTCTCTAAACATCTGATCTAGTTCTTCTTGTGTAGTCCCAGCATGACATTGCGGCATTGCTATTGTTAAATAACGGAAAGCCGCTTCAAGGTGACTTGTCCAGTCATGTAATGGTTTCTCTTGGTACGCCTTACGTTCCTCATCATATATACGACGATAGTTCTCTAGGCTAGCAATCAATTTCTTAGCCTTAGTTTGATGAAACCAACATCGACCCAACAACATGCGCACTGCTTCTATACCTTCAGTAAGAGGTAAATTATCTACTGGTGATAATTCCAACCCTAGGTTTCTTGCTGATTCTATACGTGATAGCGCACCAGCTGCACCCCATTCCCTAACCTTTGCATCATGCGGAGCCCATACAGGCTTAGCATAGGCATAATCTTTAGCATCCATCATCTTTTTAAGATAATCAACACCTTGATCGGTAAACTCTTCACACTCCAATATCCTGATAATATTGCCCACCACCTGATAATATATTACTGCCGTAGGATCTCTTACGCCAATATCTATAGAAACCCATACTGGATAAGCGGCTTCATACATTATATTATCCGATATACGATTCTCTAAGCGACACCTATCCATCTGCAGCCCGTAGTAGGTTCCTGCCTGGCCACAATTAAAGTCACACAGATATTCTTGGTTAAATTTGTCGATAGACATTGATGCTTTTTCTTTAAGCAAGATATCGCCACGTATGTGCTTGGTATCGTAAACAGTCTTGTAAGAGCAGAGCCAATCAGGGTCATTTTCACTAAATTTATACATCGAAAAAAAATGATTAGACATGCCACGAGGCGTACCATTGAATATACACCAGCCATCGTTAAGGGCTAAACGTGGCCTGAGGTAAGTATAGCTATCCTCACGTGAAACCTGCCATTCGCTCCAGACTACCCCTGTAGGATTTGTGCCTACCAGACGGCTACTTGTTTCTTCAGAGCCCACACATTGCAACCTTGACCCATTCTTGAACGTGATGAGCATGCGGGATATGTTAACGCTTTCAATAAATGGCGATGGTATGAAATCAAGGAATGTCTTACCAGTCTCGCCAAGAACTGTATCAAACACTACCTGACGCGCTAAAACTGCGGTAGGCAGTGCATAAAAGTAATTTCCTGGTTTTAGGATAGCTGCACGTATAATTGTATTCCAGCAAGCTATATCCTTGCCAGCACCACGTGCCCAGCAAAGAAAGACTTTCTTCTTCTTACCTGACAAGATAGCATCTTGTACCTCTTGCTGATAAGGGCGAGGAAAGTACTTATTTAGTTGCTGGCGTGTCTCCGCCTGCATCTTTATCGAGTTTAGGTCGTCTTTGAGACGCATCTCGGGCGTTTGCATTCTGCTTCATTGCTCCAATAGCTGATTCCATAAATTCATTAAACAAGCCTTGTTGTTGTTCATAAGATAGCTCGGATTGCTTTTCTATCATGCTTCTTATGCGCTCTCTGAACTCTAGCATCTCTTTATCATGTTCTTTATATTCGGGTAAGTACACAGATTGCCTATTGCGTATATGTACTACGTCATCTATTAATCGTGCCTCCCTCTCAACCCCTATAGCTTCCGAAGCCATTTCAAATAACTCTGCAAACTCAGGCACTAACTTACACCACTCACCCACCTTCTTATAGCTTATACCCCTAACTTTCCAGAAAGTATTCTTAACTAGAAGTCTTGCCGTTAAAGGCTCAGTTAGTACAAAATCTACGTAGTCTTTACCCAGGTTTATTATATCTTTTCGGCTTAACCCTACCTCCTCGCCTTTGCGATTTATATACTTATACTCCTTGCGCCACCCCTCAAGCTGGTCTGTTTTTCTATTTGGTATTAAGGCGTCTGTGTTAGTATCAATGGTTTGGGGATAGTTGTTTTCTTTTTGTACTGATTGGACAGCTAGTTTAGCGCGTGACTTTTTGGGTGTATCGCCTGGCGTTCTCATTTGGTCTGTTCCTCGTGCAGGGTAGCGAACTTGAGAAAGGTTTCATACTTGCTATGAGCTTTTTGATGTTTGAATTGTTCTTCTAGTTGTTTATCTGTTAGGTCTTCGTTGTGTTCTTTGCGGAGTGCTTTTATGTATTTCACGGCTGCTTCTTCGCATTCTATTTTATCAGGGTCGCGGAGCGCTACGGGAATATAGGAATATCGTCTAACACGTTTCTTTTTGGGGCGGGCGCAACGTTCTTCGCGTAGCCTATCTTGTTCTTCTTCGAGTGTTTCCATAAAACGGAGAGGTGTTTTATAGTTTGACACATTAATATCTCCTACTTGCTTATGAGTTATCTCTTTTTTTTCCAAAAGCCTTGTTTTAGCTTCTTCTTAGATCTTAAATATAAAATCCAGGAATCGTTTAAGATTTTAGGTTCATTGCTGAATCTGTATTCTACTTCGCTCTCTTCAGCAATAGGGCCCTTGAATATGTTTGCTGGTTGGTAGATGAAGGCGGCATAAGGGCCTGCGCTTTTAAATACTTTTTTACAGCCTGATAAGCCACACACTAGACTGTAATAGTAATTGGACCTAGTGAGGAATGGGTAAGGTGAATAGCGTTTATGGGTTTTTGACTTCAGGAATCGCAAATTCATTTCATACCTTATGCAATTTTAGCTCTGTTCTAGGGTTATCAGAAAAGCGCTTTGATGATTGTAAGTAGCATATTTGGGAGTCATCAAGAAAAGCAATATTATTGCATGAATCTAGGAGTAGTTTGAGGCAGTTGTCGATATCGGGGGTTCGGCAGTAAGGGGTATCGATAAGTTTATCGTGATTCTTTTTAGGGGTCTTGAAATAGAAATCAGCTTGTAGGAATAGGGGGCCATCAAGGGGAGGGTTACCGGCCATAGCTTTCTTGACAAGAAAAGCGATGCCTTGTTTTATAGCAACTTGTGAATCGTAGCGTATCCCTGTTTTGGTTTGAGCTGGTCGTTTCCAGGAAACTGGTTGAAAGGGTATTACGCATTTTAATGAAGCTTGTGTTTCTAGCATTCTTCTCTCTCCTTTATCTCTTTCTCTCAATTTATCATTTTAAATAAATTATGCTACGCTGATTTATCTAAAGCTCCTTTCACTAATTCATAGTTTAGTGCAAGAATACGTTAAGCCCCGGGTATTGATTCCGGGGCTTTTTATTTAATAGTAAGAGATTGGTTTAATCTTTGGGTATGAATTTGGTTTGAAGCAGCGAGTCTATCTCGTATTGTTTAAATGTTCCTTTAAAATAATAGCCCTCTGTTTCGGGATAATCTTGCAGGGCGATTTTAATCTTGAGCCAATCGCATAGCAGATACTGCATTCTTTTATTTAGTTCCTTCAAATTGATTCCGTTATCAAGGTGATCATTATTTGCCGATATCTCTGTTTCGATATCTCGCAACATAGCGTACAAGATTTCGTTAGCCTTGTTTACTTTATCTTTAATATTTAATCTGTGTGATTTGGGTGCGATTGTATATTTAGTCATTTGCTGCCCTCCATCAACTTGGCCTCATAAGCTGCTATCAGATTGGATAAGCGTAAAGCTTTTTTACAATCGGGTCCAGTTATTGAGCCATACTTTTCGCAGGCTCTTTCAAAGGCAATCTGGCTATCTTCTTGCGCTTGTTTATGCTTATTAACAATCTTATCAATCTTCTTACTGATCGCTTCTTGCATCTCTGCGTTGCCACCAATGATTTCTATTTTCATTTCACACCTCATACTTACTTGATTCATATATCACAACTTATACACATGATATACAAGGATATAAGATAAGTCAAGTAAGTATGTAAAGTTATTTTATTGGGCTTGCCCCACTCTTTTCCAGTCTAACTCTCTCAACCTATCCTGTTCTTGTGTAATAGCCCATAGTTCCGCAACCATGGGCTTAATAAGTTCGTCTCTAATAAGATAAATAATGCTAGAATGTAATCGCTTTAAGCTCCTTTCATGGTGAGATACGTTAAGCCCCGGGTATTGATTCCGGGGCTTTTTGTATCTTAGAAGCTAATAGATATATTAGCAATCGTTCTGGTTTAATAAATACACTTTACTAGCGCTAGATTGTAATAGTAACCGGCCTCTTCATCCTCAAAGCACCCAACAAAACCTTTTTCCTTAATGTGCGCTATTAAGTCATCGTAATGATCGTCACGAAGCTTTATTTCATCTTTAGAACCGTCAATGTATTCAAAAACTACATCATAATATCTATCTTCCATTGTTTAAACTCCTATTCGTTTCCAGTCTAATTCGTGTAACTTTTCCTGCTCTTGTGTGATAGCCCACAGCGCTTCGCTCATGGGCTTAATAAGTTCGTCTCTAAGTTGGGGATCGTTCTCTTTAACCTCAGCAATAAAGGCTATTTGATTAAAGAGAAGATCAACCCTAGATTTACGTTCCAGGCGGGCCTGGTCGTCAACACTAGTGTTGTCTGGTGTCATTTAAATCCTCAAGTCGGAATCAAGCCCCTGCCTTACCTCATCGTTTATTTCTTTTATCTTTAATAGCTGCTCCATACAACTTTCCTTGGCCTGTAGATCGATATATTCTTTTTTAAAAAACATAACTAGAAATATATAACTTATTGGCCATTTATCCCAATCAGCCAAGCAATTGCCGATGTCTGAACGATATTCTTGATACAAGTGATGATTATCACCAGGTCTCTTAAACTCTTCAACAAGCACTTCTATTATCTTACCGTTTTCCGAGTTCCACAAAATACGTGCATCTTTTTTCAATATCAATTCGTCTTTACGTACGTCATTCATTTCAATCCTTACAATAATTTTCCTGATTTCTTACTGCTCGTTGTTGTTCTTCATAAACCTGCTGTTCTTCTTGGTGATATGGATCTTTAAACTGGCTTGATTTACCGTCAAATTCATATTCGAGTATTATATTTATTTCGCCACAACGATTCTTTCTCAATATAAACTCTGTAAAATTAGGATCTTGACGCCTCGGGGATTCATCGACATTGTCCTTATGGAAGCCGGGCCTATAAATAAATAAAACGGTGTCTGCGTCTTGCTGAATAGACGTTGAATCCTTCATATCTGTGAGCTGTGGCGTGCGGTCAGAACGGCCTACATTAGCCTTATTCATTTGAGATAACAATATTATAGGTATATCTAATTCCTTGGCTAAGGCTTTTGCCTCTTTTGTAATATTACTTACCTCCTGCGTCCTATTTTCACTTGCTTTCTTACTTTGAATAAAATGAAGATGATCGATTATTAACAACTCTATATTGTTTTGCTGCTTTTCTACCCTGGCAAACCTTTTTATTTCAAAGATATCGAGTGTTTTTTCTGAAAAGTACATAGGTAACTTCGCAAATACTTCTTTATTTAATTGTTTTAAGTGAGCCATCTCCTTACTATCCACAGACAAATTAATCATTTCTCTAAATGATTTACCCACATAAACAGAAAAAGCCTTTGCCATCATTTGACGCTTAGACATCTCAAGCGAAGCATAAGCAACCGGAACCTTGTTTAATGTTAGATTCAAGGCTATTTGCCAAGCCAACGTTGTCTTGCCAACGCCAGTTTCTGCGGATATAACTACCAAGTCCTGCTTCATTAAGCCACACGTATGCTCATCGAGTCTCGGGAACCCGGAAGGAATACCGTGCATTTTGCCTAAAGCCAAGTCGACAAGAAACTTTTCACTTATTTGCCCTATAGGCTCAAAAGGCGATTCTATGGTTTGCTGATTGGCTTTGGAAATCTGAGATATTAAAACATCTATATCATTCTGCGTATCGTATTGGTCTTCATTAAGCTTAGACAACATATCCACGCATAACTCGCGCTGCTTATTCTTAACACTCTTAGCTTTGATCTGCTTTACGCATTCATCAAAGTTAATTTTAGGGGATTTGTTATTATAAAGCTCAACTAGATACTCGCGACCACCAACTTTTTCAATCATATCATTAGCTTTTAAATGGTCGGAGAGCAACATTGCGTTTATTTGCGAGCCTTTTTTAATTATCTCACCAAAAGCCCGGAAAAGGGTTTTATGCTTGGCCTCCATAAAGTCATGTTCGTTAATACGCTCGGCAGCTCGCTTGTAAGCAAAGCCATCAAGTATAATAAAACCTAAGACGCTCTTCTCAAGCTCGATACTCTCTGACATTTTATTGATTAAACTAAATGGGGTTTTGTCTTGATTAGACATAGAACTCCTATATAATAAGATTATATTGTTTTACTGTTTGGAGTTTAGCCCAATAAAGTGCTAAACTCCATTCTTTTTTGAAGTTTATTACGAAACCAGTCGAGAAGGGTTTTGCCAGGATTATCCAACAGAAATCTATCTGCCGCAGCCATCATTTGGGCACTCTTAACCTCTCCCTCAGCTTTGCGTCTGGCTAATTCTGCATCTTGCCTTGCTATCGCTTCTCGTCTCTGTAAAATAATTTCTTCATACTCAAAAATTCGGGAGACATTACAGCCCTTTAATTCACCATATCCATACATCACATCATTGTTCTCACATTGCCACTTTGAATTCTCTAGATTCCTTTTTTTCTGCCTGGCTTGCTCTATTTTGTCCATGGCAAGTTTATATCTCTCCCTTTTCTGCTTCCTTCTCCCTTTATTGAAAATAAAATCCCAAGCATCTGCGTAAGTTGATACCACTTCTCTACGTATATTATCTATTTTTTTATATATATTATTCCTTAACTTAACTGTTAGTACGCAATTGTTTTCCTTAAATTTTTTATATTCTTTTACGCACCTCCAGATAAGGCTTTTGCCACGTTTGGTATTAAATATCTTATTAAAGCCATAGACGTTAGAGGAGTTCCAGCATCTCTCAAGCACATGCATTATTCCAAGACCCTTTATCTTAGCAATAAAATTATCTACTGTTCTTGAGGGAACGCTTGTTTCTTTAGACATAGTTTTTATTGAAGGAAATATAGATTTATTAGCAAAGTAGAATGATCCTAGATAACCAATTAACCTACGTTCGCCTACACTGAGTGAGTCAATTAATTGCCCATAGAAGGAGTAATCTGAAAGGTCTTGTTGTTTCCTGTCTAGGCTTGGGCTATAAGCTAAAGGCATTATATTCCTTTACATAGCTCCAAAGAAGGCTTTTAAAGCTTTTCAACTTAAAGACATCATTAAGTCCATAGACATTAGAGGAGTTCCAGCATCTCTCAAGCACTAACAGTAAACCCAGCTTCTTGAGTCGCGATAGGTGATTTTCTACCGTGCCAAACGGTATGCCAGTCTCCTTAGAAATAGTCTTTATGGATGGAAAGATAGGTAAATCTGAAAAATAGAAACGTCCCAGATACGCTAGTATTTTTTTAGAAGTTACTGGAAGATCTTCCAGTACTTGCTTCCAAATTTCATAATCACTTAAAGGTTTGATTACTGAAGGGTTTTGTTGACTTATGGTTACCGATCTTATATTATGCATATATAAAACTTTCGCCTCCTTTGGTTGATTTTGATTTTGATTTTGATTTTGATTTTGATTTTGATT